TTGATCTGCTTAGATGGCGCAAGGCGCGCGAAGCACTCACCTCTTACTGCGCAGCACAGGAGAAGAAGTGATGAACGAATGTGATTGCGGATACTGCGGCAAGTGTAAAAAACAGCGCGAATTTGAGATTGAGGTAGAACGGATGAGCGACAACTCTTACGACCGCAAGCGTGACGACGAGCCCAAAGAACCTGAGCATTACTACTGGAGGATTTGACCATGACTAACACAGTCAACGCAGCCCCAGCGGTTGATACAGAAGGGCTGGAGGTGGTGGCTATCGTGGAGCGTGAGTCTGACTACTGGACGAATGGCGGATTCCACGGGAAGAGTTATTTTCGCAAAGGGTCTGCCCCCGAGATACCGCAAGCTGCGATAAAGCACTTAGCAATAGGAACTCAGTTAGTGCGCCTCTCAGACGCTACGGCAGTAATCGACCAGCTACGCGAGCGGGTGGCGGAGTTGGAAGCCAGCCCACTGATGTCTCCAGAGGAAGCGCGCGCAGGAATTGCTCTACAGCTTAAAGAGATAGAACGCCTACGCACAGAGCTCGCCGAACTCAAGTCAGCCCCAGTGGTGATGCCGGAGCGTTGCCGCATCGAGGGCTGCTTGAGCCACGAGCAAATTGCTGACATCGAGGGATGGAACGCCTGCCTTGACGAATTTGAACGCCTGAACGGAGGGCAGAACAATGAGTAGCCAGCGAGAAAACATAGTTGGTATGCGCAAAAAGATTGAATCACAGGCCAGCCATATAGTGAAGCTAGAGCAGCGCATCTGTGAGCTTCGCACCCAAGCACAGCCAGCCGATGCTCTGGCAGACGCACTTAAGGAGCTGCTTGAGTGTCCTTTCAACGTAGACGCTGCAACCGTGCCAAGAGCAGGCATAGAAGCAGCACCGGAACAAGTGATGCTTGAGGTATCTGTTGATCTGCTTAGATGGCGCAAGGCGCGCGAAGCACTCACCTCTTACTGCGCAGCACAGGAGAAGAAGTGATGAACGAATGTGATTGCGGATACTGCGGTAAATGTAAAAAACAGCGCGAATTTGAGATTGAGGTAGAACGGATGAGCGACAACTCTTACGACCGCAAGCGTGACGACGAGCCCAAAGAACCTGAGCATTACTACTGGAGGATTTGACCATGACTAACACAATCAACGCAGCCCCAGCGGTTGATACAGAAGGGCTGGAAGATGGGAAGGAAGAATTATGAAAACAGACTTCGAATCACCGCCCGCCTATGAGTGGGTCGTTACCCGCGCCAACAAAACCCAGCATTTCGGCGTGATTATTCGCGCATGGACATGGGGTGCGCACTGGACGTGGAACGTCTACGCGCTGATCTACCCGGAACATCCGACGTATGCCGCGACAGAAGACGCGGTGCAATGCTTGACCTTCCACTGGGGGGGGCGACTTACGACCGCATTCACTCCGGTGAAAACGGCGACGCAGCCATGACCTATCGAAAGATCGGCAGTGACTACGCCCATTGCGATGATGACCATTTCATGCGCAGCGATCCTAAAGACGGCATACCGTGGAAAGTACAGATGGATGCCAAAAACCTCGCTGAAGAACTCTGGGAGCGACAGCAATGAGCAACGAAGAACTGATCAAAGACCCCGTACTCAAAGGCAAGTACCAGTTTGAAATTGAGTGGCCAGACGGTGGCCGAAGCGTCGCTGGTGGCGATATTACCGGCGAGCAGTTCAAGCAGGTGTGGGCAATCCTGTTTCCAGAGACTGAAAAGCCCATCTCCGGCATCGAGATGCAGTATTTCCAGGACGTAGAAGGGAAGATTCCAGCCACTGAGGCTGGGCAGGTGGTTGGGCTGGTCAAGTCGGTTATTCACCCGCTAACGAGCAACCTGAACAGGAGCAAGACATGAGCAATGAACTACTGCCTTGCCCGTTTTGCGGTGGGGAGAAGATTGGAAAGATAACTGTCAATCCAAGCCTTGAGCCTCGGCATAGGCGCTTCAAGGTTTACTGTATTGAGTGCCAAGTAAGGACACAAGATCACAGGACGCGCAAAGAAGCAAAAGAGGCATGGAACCAGCGGTCACAACAGAGCGCACCGGCTGGCTATTTGATGGTGCCGGTTGAGCCTACGCCTGAGATGGTTGCAGCAGCACACAACAAACTAAAGGCCGAAGGGCTGACAGTTAGTGACTGGTTCACAACGACTGCATACAGGGCAGCGGTAGCCGCCGCGCCAAAGGCTGAACCCCAGCCTAGCGATGATGCGAGGGATGCGCTGGTAGAGGCATTGGAAGTGTTGGCAAAGCTGGGCAACGGCGAACACTACGGCAACAGCGATGGAAACGTAATCGCGCAAAGAGCACTGGCCGCATACCGCGCAGCTATGGGGAGAAAGGGCGAATGAAGCTGCCGAAGCAATGGTTGCATTGGTGCAAGTTGGCTGGCCTGAAACCTGAGCATAAGCGCAGCCCAATGTACCTATACGGACTGGGCAGGCACTGGCGAGTAAACATCCATGAGCAGTTCCAGATGGGCAAGCCTTACGAAACCTTCGACCGTTGGGCGAATAGCGTAGACGGCTCATATCAAGGTATCCCGCAGACTCAGAGTGAGTTCATGCAGGCGATGACCAGCATGATTCACAAGAGAAGGAGTAAGGGCGATGAGTGAGGTGCAGAGGTACTATTTGAGTGCGGCTGGCCACTTGATAGAGGGTGAGGAACTCGGGCGGCTCGGAGTGTACTTGGCTGCTGACTACGACCAGCTAAAGGAACAGCTCTGGCATAGCGAAATGGCTGCTGAGGCTGAGGCCCACCTAGCAGATGGCCTCAAGGCAGAGCGCGACCAGCTCAAGGAAGAGCTGCATCAGTACCGTCTAACCTCGGGCGGTGCCATCGCAGAAAACAGCACCCTCCGCAGGCAACTGTTAGAGGCGAAGCTGCTTCTGACTTCGATCAATAAGCAGATGCCGACCCCTATCATTGACGCTTGGCTTGAGGCGAACAACAAATGAGCATCGTAATCACCGAGTTCATGTACCTGCGCCGCTGGATCATTGGTCTGGAAATTCTGACGTATAGGAGACCGTGATGGATGGCTATTCTGTATGCGCTGTAAGCAGGTCTGAAACTGAGCCTTTCATACTTGGTATCCACTACGCAAAACGCTGGCCAAGCATTTCATGGGCGTTCGGTCTTTTTCGTGGGGGCGTTCTGGTTGGCGTGTGTTCCTACGGAACCCCAGCCAGCTCGGCGCTGCGCCGTGGATTATGCGGTGAATCTATGGCGGATTCAGTTATAGAACTTAACCGGCTATGCCTGCTTGATAATAAGAAGAACGAAGCCAGCTTTCTCGTTTCCGCCAGTCTGCGGCTTCTCCCGAAAGGGAAGATAGTCGTTAGCTTTGCGGATATAGAGCAAGGGCACGTTGGGACTGTGTATCAAGCGGCAAATTTTGTTTACTGCGGTCTTAGCGCAAAAAGAACTGATTGGAAAATAAGAGGTCAAGAGCATCTTCACGGGCAGACGATAGCAGATCGGGTCAGAGGTGCTGAAAATAGGGGTAAGGCGATAAGAGAGATGTACGGGGATGACTTTTACCTCAAGCCTCGAAGCCGCAAGCACAGATATGTATTCATAACCGGAAGCAAAGCTTTCAAGCGAAAAGCACTAAGCGAACTGAGGTACAAAATTCACGACTACCCGAAGACGCTCAAGGAGAAACCATGTCAATCGTGATAACCAACATCAGCAAAACCGGAGCCAAGCGCTGCCGCTACCAGCTCAAGATCAACACCATGCTGATCACCGAGTTCACGCACCTGCGCAGTGATGGGCTTGCTGTCTGCCTGCGCAAAGCGGCGGATGCTGCTGAGAAACACGAGGCGGAGAAGTTCCTACGCTGGGGCGGTACGCAGATACATGAGGCCGCTGATTAAGGCAACTTAACCGGCACCGTCACAGTCGGCACGGCGGCGGACTTGTTGTCGCCGTCGTTGCTGCCCCTTTCCACCTCTCCCCGTCCAGCCTGATCCCCTTTCTCGACTACCTGTGAGCCGAGCAGAGTGGTCGAGTTGCTGGTCTGCACACTCACCCCGCTTGGCTCTCCAGCACCGTCACCTTCGCCGGGGCGCAGGCTGACGTGAATCACCGTGCAGGCGGCCAGGAGCAGCATGAGGAAAATCAAAACGTAGGTCATGCTGTCGCTCCTGCAATGCTGGTTATCTCATCTGGAATCGAGCTTGCGCGGTGTTGTTGAGGGCCGTCGCTCCTTTGATCGTCGCGATTCGCGCGATCTCGACCGCGACGAATTCCGGAAAAATCGGGGTAAAGGGTGCGACCGACATTGCTTCGAAAGCGACATCAAGGTTCGAATATTGAAACTCGCCCATCTGCACGACCAAGCCTCCGCGGTTCGTAATCACCACGCGCTGAACGCTGGCGGTGTTGTTGGTCAGCGCAACTTCGGCGGTGCCGTTCCAGTAGGTGCCGCTGGCGAGGCTGGTAACGACCGGCGAAGGTGTCGGATTCAGGAACGATCCCGGGCTGACCCTCACGAAGCTCATCGGGTTCTGCGCTGGCAGCGGTCGCTTATCGACGTTGCCGCCTCCGGCGACGTTCTTCCAATTGATCGCCGGTCCAACGATCGAGGATTCCGAAAGGGCCATGGTCGTGTCGGCGTTCGGTCGAATCTGGCCGGTGAAGGTTATAGCGGCGAGGGTTCGCTCCAGGTTCGAGTACGCGGCCATGTCCGGAATCGTGTTGAGGTTCCTGGTCGACGGTGCGGTGTCGAGGAATGTCACAACTCCTGCCGTGCGTTTAACGATGACGTACCCGAGCTGTAAATAGGCCGGGTTGCTCGAGACCGATTCCTCGTGGAAACTCACCGCGCCCAAATAATCAATCGCCACCAGGCGCGTGTATTTGCCGTCAACGGTCAGGCCCGGGATCGAACTGAGCGGGACGTCCTGCTGCGGGAAACTCTTTCCTGGGTTGCCGTCCCATACCGGGTCTGCGTGTTCAACAAAGAACGCCGTGTCGATCTCGCTGATTCGCAGCGTGGTGTCGTTCAGGTCGCTCAATTGCAACGGGTCGTCAACGCTGGTAATCCCGGTCAGGATGGTCCCTTGTGCAATGTTCGAAACCAGCTTCAAAAGGTGGAGGGTGTTCGCCTGCAATTTTTCGAAGCCGGTTATCACTTCGTCGCCTTCGACAACGTCCGCTGGTACAACAACGTCGAACGGGATCAGCTGTGTTGTCAGGACTCCTGCGGGATTGCTCTCAACCACCCAGGCGGTCCCGTTCCACGCGAACGGGCTATTCTCCGCGCGAACCCATACCCGCATTCCTTCGTTGCGCGCGCCCATCACGATCGGCGTTCCTTCGCTGGTTTCGCCCGGCACGAAATCCCAAGCCGTCCCGCTCCAAATCGCGACGGTGTTTGCCCGGCCAGCCCATGCTCCGGTCGGCGCGCTGCCGACGATGTAGGCGTCGGCGGAAGCTGGCGTAGCTGGCGGGTTGTTCACTCCGCGCGAAATAACGCCGTTCATCAACGCCTGCAAGAGCAGCAGCGCTTCGTTGTGGGTGACGTCTGGTTGCGCCTGGCCGGTGGTGATGTAGGGCAGGCCCATGTCGGCGGAAGTGGTCATTGTCGCTCCTTGTTACACGGTCGCGTGGCACGGAAATCCGCGCCCGGCAACGTCGCTCAATTGGTAAATGGTCGCCTTGACCGGCGCGCCGTAAACCAGCCCATCCTCGGTCTGTTGCTCGGAAGTATAAACGGTCGTCGGCTCGGTTGTCGTTACGGTGCGGACCACGATCGCGCCCTTGTAAAAATCGACCTGGTACCCTTCGCTCAACTCGCCGAGCGGAACGGGTCCAGCCAAGCCTGCGCTCCGCATCCTGGACCGGCGAACCCAGGTCAGGGTTAAGTCGTTGCTGCCGTTTCGTGTGCCGAGCGGGTGGACCGGCGAGAGGGGTTTCTTCCCGGCTCCGGTGTTGGTGAATTGCTGGTCGTCGGTGTCGTCGATCGATGTCAGGTACGAGACCGGCTTGAAGTCGCGCGGTGCGTTCCAGTCCGCCGGTCCGAAGTCCGACCGGCCAAGCGTGCTTGAGGACAAAAACACGAATGCCTCGCCTGCTTGGTGGGTTGCGGTGTTGGCTTCGGTCCCAAGCCGTCCGCGAAGGAGGCCGCTCAATTGGTAGGTGCCTGGTGCAATCAGGGTCGCCGTCTTGAACTGGATAACTTCCCCGTCCTGGCCGTCGGTGCCGCCGAGCCAAAACGCGTTGGCTCCGTTCAGGACGGATTCGGCTTCGCGGCTTTCCAGGGTCTGCGTCGGGTAGATCAACTGGACCGTCAGGATGTTTCCTTCGTCCCAATATCCAGTCGGGCCGTCGGGCAGCGCCGTCTCTACCAGGCCAATCCTGGTCCGAACGCCAACGTCGGCCATGGCCGAATAGGTGCTGCCTCCGTCCGTCGAACGGTTCACTTGCGCTCCGCGCCACCCGCTCGATTGTGCGGTGACCGCCCAATAGAATCCGCTGTTGTCGTCGGAGTCCTGAATGATCGGGCAATCGATCAAGCTCAGGATGGTTGGTCCTGGCAGGATTACTTCGTTCGGTGGGACGGTTCCGGCAATCCCTTCCGCGGTGCTGTTGTATATCTCGCCGTCGTCTCGCTGGAGGTCCCACTCGATTACGCCGTTGTCGCCTCGGGTCGCTTTGATGATTCGGTACGGCAAAACTTGCCCAAGGACCGGGACGCCCACCACTTGTCCTGGTCCTCGCTTTACCCACAAATCGGTGACGCTGGCTTTGGCCGTTCTGCGCGCCATCCATGGCGACCAAAGCATGCGGTCGGCAATCGACCTGGCTTCGTCTGCGCTTAGGATTAGAGGGAGGTCGGTGTCGCTGTTGGCTTCGGTATCGCCCTTGTCCCGGAATGCTCGCTGTGTGCCTTGCTGGTAGTCCAGTTCGGGGTCTGAATAGGTCACGGTCGCTTGCTTCGGCAAACCGACCGAGCTGCGAATGTCAAAAATGGCCGGGTCGATGTTGTCGTCTCCGGCATCGTGTGCGCCCATCTGGTCCTCTGGTATGGTCCCTGCCATCGAACGTCCGCGCTTCACGCACCGAATCTGGCCGGTCGATTCGGCTATGTCGAAGCCGTAAGCCATCGCCAAAGGTGCCAGCGCTCCGGCTCCACTCACGTTGCGCCCGATCGGGTAGCCTCGGAGCGTGTTGTGCAGGTGCGCGACCGAAACCGGGCCAAGGCCGCAGCGGTTTGTTATGTCGTGAATAACGCCGCCAACGCTGATCTCGGTGTCGGCTTCGAGTTCAAATTCCAGGTTGGGCATCCTGTTGCCGAAGTCGGCAAGCTGGAGGTCCTTCAAAACAATGTAGGTCAGTCCGCGGTATGCGGGTACGGTGCCTGCGCCTTCGTTGGCTTCGATCCAAGGGTCGGGAATTTGAACGGTGCTGCCGGGCCAATAGTGCAGCTCGCTGAATACCGAGTGCGTCTTGTTTGCCTTGGTGAAAGTCTGGCCGCTGGTCTGGCTCAACGGTGGAACGACCGGCGCTTTCGCGATGTCGAAAATCAATTTTCCGTTTGCCCAGCAACGTCGGACCTGCTGGCTTTTCCGACCGCTGATCGTGAGGGCCAGGCTCATGCGGTAGGTGTAGGTGCTTCCGCCTCCGCCTCCGCCTCCGCCTTTACCGTCGTCGGCTTCCTGCTCTGTTTCGATCAGGTCGGTCGCCCAAATGACCGACCCGCTGATCCGGCACTCGGGTCCGTAAACCAGACCGATCGTGTCGCCGTATGCCGAGGTCGTAATCTTTTTGTCGGTGATGCGCGGCGCTTCGAGCGGAACGCCTGGGTCCATGATGCCGCCCAAGGCGAAGCCGATCGAAAACCCAATGACCGCGCCGATCGGGTTTCCGCCGCTTGCAATGAATCCGGTTATTGCTCCGGCGACGCCGCCTGCGATCGATGCTCCGCTCATGCTTCCTCCAATTCCGGGTACCGCCAAAACGAGACGATGCGCCTGCGCCATTCGTCCGTCACGCCGTGTTCGACCACGCGCCCGGCGTCGCTGTAGGAGTGTATCATCCTGGGCGTGCCTGTTCCGTCCGTTGCCAAAATTGCGAGGTGCATGGGCAAGTCCTCGCGCCAGGCAAGCCATGCGATGTCGCCGTCCCGTTCTTCCCCTGGTGAAAGTTCTACCAAAAAGGTCCGCATGCCCTTGAGCATATGGCGCGGGTTCGGTCTCCGGCTATATGCGCCGAAGGTCGCCCACTCGATTTCCCGCGGTTTCATCGCTCCGCAAACAACGCCGACACCTCGAATCAAACCGACGCAATCGCAGCCAACACCCTTGGTCGCTTGTTGGTGGTGGTACGGCGTGCCGAGCCACTCTCGCGCTTCGGTGACGATTCTCTCGCGCATCGCGTTATCCTTTTGCGTTCGGTGTCTTGACGATCTGGTCCTGGCCGGGCAGGTGCGGGAATCCGCCGAAGTCGGTCATGTTCGGGTTGAAGCGTAGGTGGTCCGCCTCGGACTTGTCGCAGCCTGGTTCCGCGGTGTACCCGTCTCCGATCGCGATCGGGAAAGCCAGTGACTCCCACAAAATAAATTGTCCTGCGGTAAAGTCCTTTATCTCGGCGCGCGCTCCGGCGTTCGGGCCGCTGGTCCACTCGATCGTGCCGAGGTTGAAGAAGCCGTCGGCTTCGGTCCTGGCGCTGTCGGTGAAAATCCGGCGGGTGCTGTCGGTCGAGGCGTTCGGGATCGTGGTGCCGGTGACCGATCCCGTCACGGTAATGGCGGCAAGGTCTACCGGGCAGCGGCTATCTCGGGTGCTGCCGAATTGGTACCGGCATCCTGGCGTGAAAATCTCGAGCAGCGCCCGTTGCGAAAGCCTGGCCGATTCGGTGATCAGCTCCTGGTGGTATTCCGCAACGCCAAAGCCTCCGGCTCCAACAACGCCAGCGATCAGCCGGAACGGAATTTCCCAGCCTGCGTTGTCCCAAGGCACCATCCAGACCTCAATCCGCGCGCCGTCGAGCAGCCCGTTGTAAATGTCGCTCGCGCTGATTCCCGAATCGGAAAGAATACCGGCCAGGTCAATGCTGCCCGGGCTTCCCACAATGCTGCTCATTTCGACCGCGGTTGCTGAAAGGCTGTTGCACGGTTCGTGCGGTACGCCGCGGAAGATGACCGTCTTGTCGTGCGCCGTGTACCCGAGGATTTCTCCGCTTGCGAGCGTGAAGGTCCAGCAGGTTCCCCATCGCGTGATGCACGGTTTGTGGTCTGCCAGCACAAGGGTCGCCGCTTGGGTCAGCCGAATGTCTGCGAAATACTCGACCAGCGCCAGCGATGGTACTTGGGTGATCTGCGCTCCGGGCGTTGGTTGGCCCATCACTAAAAGGGCTGCTTGGGTGAGTCTTGCTCCGGGCGAAGTCTGACCGAGCGCCAGCATGACGGCTTGCGTGATCCGCGCTGGCGGAGAGGATTCTGCCGGGTCTGGAAAAGGTGCGGTCGGCGGAGTGAATGGGCCGCCGTACATAGCCCGGTCCATCATCCTGAATTCGTCAAGTTGACCGCCCAAGGCTCTTCCGTTGGCGGAGTCGTTGCCAACGGTCATGTGCGGCAGACTGGATTTAACAATGCACTTCGGAATCGAAGCCGAAGCCACCACAACGCCGTCGATATAAAGTCGCGTCATGGCGAAGCCGTCGCGATCTACTGCGAGGTGATACCACTGCCCGAGTATCGGCGTGAAGGCTGCGGCGATGTTTTGAAAGCCACTCGCCTCGGCAGTCCAATAGAAATTCAAACCGGAAAGGAGGCCGAAATACCACGCATTGTTGCCGCCCCATTGCGCTGCAACAACCTCTCCGGCTCCGGTCGGAGCTTTCGTAAACTTGACCCACGATTCGATCGTGAATTCTTCGCCGCCTAAATAAAAATCATCTCCGGTCGGCGTGGTCATCTTCGCCGACGGTTCGTTCGGTGAAGTGGTCAATGTACCAATTCCGAACTTTGGCCCAGAGTCGGAAATCGACGTTCCCACCATGGTTAGCTGGTGATCATTGAGGCCGCTGTCATCTGTCGTGGTCGATCCGTTCGGGTCGTCAAAATGGCACAAAATCTTAACGATCGGCGGCGCTGGCGGAAGCGCGGGAGGGTCTGGAAACGGAGCTGTCGGAGGCGTGAAAGCTCCGGCATAGAGTGCCGTGTCAGAAAAGCGCGCCTCGTCAAGTTTGCCTGGCAATTTGCGCCCGAGCGTGCCGTCGTTGCCGATACTCAACAGTTCCTGCGAAGGCCAGAATACGTCTGGTATCAACTGCGAAGCCTTGACCACGCCGTCAACATAAATTCGAACCATGCCCGAAGCATCGCGGTCTACGGCGTAGTGATACCACTGGCCGACAACGGGGGTGTGGAGGCCGTAGAAATCGAAGCTGTTTGCTCCGGTGGTCGACCAGTAGAAATTGAGCGTCGTTCCGTACTGCGTGAAAAGCCAGCCGTATTGGTTAATGCTCCACTGCCCAATGATGGCGTGCAAACCGGTTGAAGCCGCTTCAAATTTGACCCAAGCCTCGGCGGTAAACTCTCCTGCACCAACTCGCCAGTCGGGGTTTGACATTACGAAAGCACGACCGCTCGCTGGCCCTGAATTCAGGTCAAGGCACGCGCCTCCGAACTTCGAATCTGCTGTGGTCAGGGTGCAACCAGAAAGCGCTACCGTGTGCGGATCACCGGACGAATCGACGGTTGTCGTCTGGCCGTCGGTCCCGTCGAAATGGCAAAGCAGCTTGACCGTCATCGTCAAGCCGTCCGCTGAACTTTGATCTGCAGCGCGTTCACTTCTGCTGGCGTGAAGGGTGCGCCGCTGTTCGGGTCGGCTTCGAATACGTCCTGGCGGTAGGTGTAAATCTCGGTGAGCGGTTTGTCCGTGCCTGCGGTTTCCATCGCTCCGGAAACAGCCGACCATTGTGTGTTGGCGATACCGGCTTCGGTCTTGCGCGCCATCTCCACCACGACAACGGCGTTCACCGCTGAAATTCCCGAGGGCAAATTCTGGAAGCCGAAGGCCGAAACTTGCGAGGTCGCGGCTGGCGCGTTGAGGTAGGTGGCGTCGGCGTCTGGCGGGATTTCGTCGATGCATCCGTATCCGGTCGCCGCGCCGACAAGTTCCCATTCCGCTTGTGCGGTGTCGGCGTCAGGCATGAGGGTCAAAACGCGCCGGTCGCCGATGAAGGTGTTGTTAAAGCTGCCGGTGTCGTCGTAACAAAAAACATCGTCCATCCGGCTCGGCGCTGTGACGTACAGCGCATTCGCTCCGCCCATGCAGACCTGGCTGCATTCGGCCAGCCCGGATTCAACGGTGTCGATCCCTGCGAGCGCGAGAACTGTCACGCCGTTCACACGAACTTCAATCATGCCGACCGTGTTGCTAAATGTCACCATGGCTTCAACGTGCTGCCATGTTTCTGCCGTAATGACCGGGGCCGCGGTGACTCCGAGCACGGTCCCGTTCGAAAGTCCTCGGTAGGCGGTGATGGTGCCGGTCGTGTCGAGGCCGATGGTCACCTGGACCGCGTTGTTCGCGTCGCGAAAATCGAAGCACATATCCGTGTTCGGCTGGGTCGGCAGGTTTTCGTAATAGAAAACCGCGGCAACTCCGACGGTTGATTTCGCGCCGCCGAGTACGCGCCGCATCCTCGAATTGCTCGCCGTCGAGGCGTAAATCCGCTTGATGCAATGTGAGCCGGTTCGTGGAAGGGGGTTGTCGGAAACTAGAGAGATTTCTATTCCGACCTCAGCCCATGCTCCCTCGGTCAAATTTCCCACAACGCCGTAATGGTCGAAGCCGTCGCACCACAAAAGGGCCATGTTGTTTTCTCCTTAAGCGCAGGGTCGGACTTCGACAAAATTCAAGTCGGCAAATCCGGAAATGTGGAAAGTGTGGAGGATGCCGTCAAAGGCGTTATCCGACTCGAATCTGACTTCAACATCGTACAGAAATCCTGCCCGAATAACAGCGCTTGGGTTCGGTGCTGGGGTGAACTGAACAACGCCGGTCAGCCGGTCGACCGTGTAGGTCAGCGGGTCTTGTAGCGTGCCTGGGTCAACGCCGTTGACCGTCACGATCACCGTCGAAAGGACCGGGTGGTAAATCGTGCGAATGTAATCGAAGCCTCCGCGGGTGTACTTTTTGACCAGCTGGAAATCCCGGTTGATCCCGTCGCCGACTCCGAGGGTCTGGTCCATTCCGGAAATGGTCGGCACTTCGTTCGGCTCCTGGAGCGGCACGCTGGCGAAGTCGAGCGGGTCTCGAAACGGGAAAGTGTGCGCGGGTCCTCGCATGATCAGCCAGTGATCGCGTATCTGTTCAAAAACGTCATGCTCTCTCACCGCCTGCGGCAAACTGAAAGCGTAAAGCGGCGACTCCCATCGCTGGTTCACGCCTTCCGCGCCGGAATCGACCGTCGGGATTCGGGTGTTGAATCTCGGACTCGAAAGGCACGGAAAGCCTGGGACGTCGTCTGGTATGTAAACGTCGCGGAAGCGGCTCATGCTGAAATTCCTCTGCGTACCGATTGCGAAATTTGGCGGTTGCTTCTGCGGAACGAGTCGGCGTCTGGCGTCACCACGGTCATGTTGATCTGGTTGCCTCCGTTCCTTCCGCCATCCATTGCGCCTCCTTTCGTGTGATCGACAACGGTTTCGTTCGGGTGAAGGATAGCCGGAAATCCGCCCTTGCCGTCAACGCCTCCGGTCCGGCTTCCGCTTCCGGTGAAGCCTCCGCCCTCGAACGAGGTACCGGCGATGGTTGCAACAATCCCTGCGGTCGCTGCGGCAACGGTTGCCATGGCCGCAAGGTTCGCCGGGAACGGAACGGCTGCTGCTCCGGCGATGCCTTGCTGAATCTTCACGATCGAATCGGCCAGGGCAAAGGCTTTCGAAACGGCGAACATGCCGCGCGCGATCCCGCTTTGCTCTCCGGCGTAGGCCGCGGCCATTCCTGCCAGGGCGTCAAACATGCCGCCGTAATTTTGGAGGGTCTCGCTGATTCGGGCGGTCTGGATCGATGTCAGTTGCTCATCGCGTTGGGTTTCAAGCTGGGCGATGATCGCCGCGCGCTCCGCTTCGGTGGTGTTCGTGCTGGCAAGGATGATCGCGCGGCGTCGTTCGTAGCTCGCCTGGACCGCTTGTTCCTCGGTCATCAGCGAATCGGTGATTCCTTGGACCTGGCTGTTCACCGTGTCTTTCGCTGTTTGTGAAGCCTTCGCTGCGTTGTGGGCGTCGATCTGCGCCATGGCTGCGCGCGCGGATTCGAGCTGTGCCTGCGTCGCGCCATCCATTGCCATCTTGAACTCGGTTGCCTCGGTGGTGGTCATGCCGAGGGTCGCCGCCTGGAGTTGCAATGCTGCGACTTGCTGATCGATGGCCGCGGTCATCTTTTCGGTTTCGGTCGCTGCGCTGGCGCTGGTCTTGCCGGTTTCCTCGGCAGCCATGTTGATCTGCTTGAGGGATTTCACAACAACGCCAGCGCTTTTCGCGCTGTTTTTCGCGCTGCCGTCCCACATCTTTTCGGCGGTTTCGAATGCCGTCGTGAAGGTGTCGACGTTGTCCTCCATGGTCATTTTCAAAATGTCGCCAGCCTGGGCAAACTCTCCGCTGGCGACGGATGCTGCTGCTGCGGCAAATCCGCCGAGGCGTTGCCCGGCCATCGTGAAGCCTGCGCCAACGGCGAGGGCGACGGTCACCAGTCCTTTCAAGGCTGCGCCCATCGCCGCTGCCGAATCTTCGACCAGGTCGCTGTTCATCAAAAGATCGACCATCGCGCCGGTAACGTCCGCCAGCGCTGGGGCCATTTCCGCCATCAGAATGTTCGCGGTCCCTTCGGTGACCTTGCCCATGATCGTTAGGTTGTCGTTGAATTCCTCCGCAGCTTTGGCGGTCTCGGCGCTCAGGACCAGGCCGAGCTTCTGCGCCATTTCGATCTGCGTGCGTATCGCCTCCGACCCGCCGTTCAGCATCGGGATCATGTCGACGCCTGCGCGCCCCATGGTCGCCATGGCTGCGGCAACTTTCCCAGCGCCGTCGGCGCTTTGCGCGAATGAATCGGCGATCTCGAGCAACAAAACGTCCGCGCTCTTAACCTGGCCGGAGGCGTCCTGGGCGTTGATGCCCATCGCTTTGAACGCGGTTGCCGCTTTGCCGGTTCCGCTCGCGGCTTCGCTGGCGTTTTTGCCGAGGAATTTCAGGGTGGTCGCCATGGCTTCGTTCGAAACACCGGCAAGCTCTCCTGCAAACTGCAGGCCGGTCAGCGCCTCGACGGTGACGCCAACTTTCGCCGCGGTTTTGCCTGCGGCGTCGGCGGCGTCGATCGCGCCCTTGATCCAGGTGGCGAATCCGCCCAAGGCGAAGGCCGCTGCTGCGGCTCCCATGGCTTTGCCCATGCCGGAGATTTTCGTGGTCGTAACTTCTGCGGCTTTGTTGAACCCAGAAAGGTCCTTCGTCGCTTTGGCTACTTCCTTGCTCTCTACCTTTATCGCAAGCTCGGCAATGTCCGCCATGGTGTTATCTCCTAAACGCTGTTTTTACCTGGGCGGCAACGATGCTGCGATCGAAGTCCTCCGGGTTGTTCCAGGGTGCTTTCGCCTGTTTTCGATTGTACTCCGCAATCGCTCCCTGGTATGCGTTCGAAAGGGTCATCACCGCCTGCGCCTCCCATGGCGAGAGTGGGCTTCCCATGAGGTCCGCCCAGGCTTTCAACTTCGGCCAATCGACCGGCGTTCCAACGTCGAACAAAACTTCGACGAGGTAGCGCGCTCCGCCGAGCGGAGGGAGCCGTTCGGTTCCGACCGTTGCGATCCTAGGCTTCGTCGCCTTCGCTGTTGGGTAGCTATGCAGCCAGCCTAAATAACGGACAAACGTCGTCGCCGTTGCTAGGCTGGCTTCATAAAATTTGCCCGGCGGAGGATGAACGCCTGGGCTTGTTCGTATGCCCAGGGGTAGTCCCGGTACAATTCTTCGGCTTCGGTGATCGGTTTCCCGTCAGCCGTAATGCCTCGAATCGCGACGGTCAATTCGCAACAGCGCCTGAATAAAACCGCCTCGGTTTCTGCTGGGTCGCTCTTTTCTCCGCCGATAATTTTGCGCGCGTCCGTGTGGACCATCGCGCGAAACTTCGCCGAATCGTGACCGACCAGGTCTACCTCCGCCCCTTCCAGCTCATCGCCGGTCAGCGGGTGTTTCAGCTTCAACGTCGAAACCTCCGCCACCCGCAGTCCGCCAATGTCCGTCATGGTGTCGGCATCACGGTGACCGTGCCTTGGTAGTTACGGCGCATGGTCATCGTCGCGCTTCGCATGGTGTTGGCGTCGCCGCCTTCGCCTTCGAACCCGATCGTCAGGCCGGTGAAATAATCAATTTCGCCGTTGTTGTACTCGACCTTGAAGGCGTAGTAATCGTCGGAATCCAGCGCCGCCTGGCAGAGAATCTGACCGGCGTCGTCGCGCACCACGATCATTTCGATCGTCTGCTCGGCTTCGTCGTAGGTCCCTTTGCGGTGCTTGGTTGCGCGGTCATTCACGACAACGTATGAAACGTCCTCGTAAGTCCTTCCGCCGCTTCCGACCACGGTGGTGATCTCGCCGATCGGCGTGAAGGTCAAAGCCTCGAAGCCGGTCTCGTCATAGGTTGCCGGTTCGCCAGCGCTGATGCTGATCACCGTGCCTGCGAATGTAATGCCTGGGTCTGCCATGGTCGTTCTCCTGGGTTATGTGCTGAATCTCACACTGACTGGCAGCGCGATTCGGTCGCTCTCGATAATAATCGAAAGTTGGTACGGTGTCTGGCTGGTTCTCAAGCCGTCGTTAAACTTGGTTCCGTTCGGCAAGGCTGCGGCGACGCTGTCCGCTGCCGTCACCAAGGAAATCAGGCCGGTGCCTGGTCGATCGCAAATGGTGACCTGGAGTTCTCCCTGCAGCATAGGCGAAAAGTCCGCGGGTACGCCGTCGATCGGCTGCGCTCGAAAAACCGAAAGCTCGAACCATTGGCCGCTCCTGGGCGGCGTGAAGTCCACGCCCGGGTACGCGATCGGCGTCGTCGGGAATGCCGCGGCCATGTGTGCAAAAAAGTCAGCCTCGATGCTCATCGAAATCTCCGTTTCATTTCGGCTGTCGCCTGGTCGACGAATTTCTGCCATTGGATGACCGCCATCCGGACGAAGGCGTCCTTTTGCTCGCGCTTGAGCGCGTAGTTGGCGGTCCATCCAAAGAATAGGGTTTCCGTCGCGATTTTCCAACGGGCAAGTGTTGCGGTGGTCTGGCCGTAGTCCTCCGGGTATTGCCGATCCTTGCTGCCTTCCCCTGGTCCGCTCGGCAATTTCCCGATCTCGGCTTTCCCGCTGTTGCGTAGAAATCCGGTGTCCACCCTCATGCGGCCACCCTTGTCGTCGGAACGCTGGGCTTCGCGGATGACCAGTTGGGTCGCTTGCTTCGTGCAGCCTTCGAGCCGGTTCGCTGTCTTGAGGAGCCAGGCGTCGATCTGCGCGTCAAACGGTTTATCGGCCATCACGCGTATCCCTCGATCCTGGCGCTCTTGCCGATGAAGTCGATCTGGTAATCGACCGCGCAACGGCAGTTGATCGTCTCTCCGGCTTCGGCTCCCAGGCTGGTGTCGCCTGGAAACATTAGCTCGGAGGTTATCCCGTCGTCGTCGGTGATCGTGAACGGCTCGGTCAAATCGACGGAGGTGCCGTCGATCTCGAGGTGGCTCGGGCGGGTCCGGCTATCTCCGGTGGCGTCCCAAACTTTCGAAACGTCCTGCATGTCGACCTCGCCCAAATCCACCGCCTGGGTGATCGATTCGAATTGCCCGGCGCGCATCGCGTTGATCGACTCGGTGCGTCCGATGGTCTCGCCCCGGTATTGTAGGGTGCGGCTCTCGAGGTTCGAAATGGCCGCGGTGATCAGGTTGTCCGGCGCGACTTCGCCGTTCGCCATGTACTTTTTCAGTTCGCTGTCGAGGCGCTTGTCTCGAAGTTCCCGCGTGAAGTAGGCCATGTCTGCGCGGCGAAGCTGTGTGTGTGCCGCTTCGACCCAACTTTCCTGCTGGCTTGTCAGGCCCACAATCCCTCCGCGCCGCAGCCCGGTCCTGGGGTCCAATCTGCCGACCAATGAAAAGGCGGTTTCCTTCGGGTTGTTCCCCTGGAGCATGTTGTAAGCGAGCGCCTGTTGTATCGCCGCCAGTTGGTCATCCACGATCTCAACGACCAGGGTGGATGAATGCGTGGTGAGCCATTTCGCTGCGTCCGGGTCGCCTGGGTTGAATCTGAACTGAACTTTGCCAAGGTCCGGCACCGGCACTTTTCCGATCGCCTCCGCGGTTGCTCCTGCGGCGATCATGTACGCGGTGTTGATCTGCTCGGCGAGCTGGGTGAAGGCCGCGGGTGTCATGCCGAGGACCTTCGCAACGGCTGAAAGGTCTCCGCTTGCAATCGCCGCCTCAAGTGCGGCCATGCTGGTTGTGTTCTTTATCCCGGCAATGGAATTCAGGAAGGCTTGCCGGACCAGTTGCTCCTGGCGCTTGGTTAGCTTGCTCATGCTCGGGCCACAATTTTCCAGGCGACCGTTTCCCCTGCTGCCGGGATCGCGATCACTTGAACAATTTGGAGGTCATTCCCGTCGAGGCGAATGGCTCCGGTGGTGTCTGGAACGATGC